GTTCCGCATCAGCTCGAGATATCGCGATGCCCATAACAGGACCATGGTCGGCCGAGCGTCCCTCAGCTGACTCAATTCGGCTTCCGAATAGCCCACCGCTTGTGCAGTGCGGATCATGGATTTCCGGTCCCGGTCCCAGCGCTTGTTATCCGACCATTCTGGTACCCAGCTGGCCAGCTGACGCCTTTGCGTATCCTCGAAAACCTTTGTCTGCCGCTCCTGCTCCCGCTTCTGCTCATCGGTCACCCGATTATGCTCTTGCGCTAGCTGTGCAACCTTCTCTCGGTAAGAGCGCCACTGGCGTTCCAACGTGGCGGCTTCGAGCGGATTTTCCGCGTAAAGCTTGTCCCAGTCGGGTTCCTGCGGCTGCAGTGATTGCAACTGCTGCATCAAGGCGGGTATCATTTCAGCGTAGTACTGCCGCCCTTGGGCGAGGTTCGTACGCTCCTTCTCGATCTCCTGTGCGACCTGCCCGAGCTGATTGAGCCGGCGGTGGAACGTTTCGGCGCGGACATAGCCGTTGAGTGCCTCTTGGAGGCTGACCTCGGCCCTTTGCCCGTCCACATTCACCGCAACGACTTGGTTCAGATCGAGAGCGGCCTGCTCCGGTTTCTCCTCTTCTGGTTCGAGTTCTGGTTCGTCTTGAGCCCGATCCTCTAACTCGTCATCCTCGACGTCAGCCTCTTCACCCTCGACCTCTTGCTCGGGGAAGAGCTGCTCCGGGGCCTCGTCACGCTCCTCCTTCGGCGCGCGCGACGGAGCGCCGCCCTCTTCCTTGTCGAGGACGCTCTCGAAGTGTGAAGCGAGATCCTGGGCTTCGTCGGCCATCCACCATGCCTACTGTGCGAACCGGCGCCGGCGCTCGGCCGCGGCACGCAACATCTTGGGGTCTTCGACGCAGCGGATTAGGTCCGCTTGCAACGCTCTAATGGCCAGGACGCGGTGATGCGAAAACAAACTTACATCAGATCCAGGCGGATTGGCAAGGATCTGCTCGGTAGCCTCCTTGAGGAGGTTCTCAAGGATCTCCGTGAGCAGCGGATGATCGAGCAATTCCTTGGCATCGGCCGCCTTCTCGTCACGCTCGAGCATGTCGATCCGGGGAGCCTGATGCCTTGGATCCGGCCAATCGACCATCAGCGTTGTCCAAAGCCCTGCGGCAGACTAATCGGCGGCGGCACCGGCGGCTTGATCGGCGGGGACATCGGTTTGGGGGGCCCGCCGGGTGTAGGCGGCTGTGCCGCCGAATTGACCGGAAGGCCGCCCTGGTCGCCCATGGTCGGGAACATCTCCGGGGTTGGTTCCGGAATGGTATCCGTCGAGGCCTTCTCGGCTTCCGGCCGAATCGCGTCGATCGCCATCTGGACCGCGTTCTGATCCAGCTCGAAGCCCTTGACCGCCAGCTCACCCGCCTTGGTGGCGATCTCGACGTCGAGCTTGTCGCGCTCGCGGTCGTCCTTCAGCCCCATGTCGATCGTCTTGACCTTGGCATCGGTGAGCGCCTTGACGATGCTCGCGCGGACCTTGTCGGCCTCGGCCTGGGCGTAGACCATCTCCGGGTTCGGCGCCTGGGACTTCTGCTGCAGGGCCAGCTTGAGCTGCTCGGGCGTGATCTGCTTGAAGTAGCGCGAGGCGTTCTTCATCCCCGCGAAGTCCATGATGTCGACGATCGTGTTGCGGTACTCGATCGGGGAGACCATCGGATTGTCCGCGCCATAGCTCTGGACGATCATCTCCTGGGTCTGCTTGATGCCCATCAGCATCTGCAGACGATCCTGATCCGAGCCACGGCCGATGGCCGGGTTGACCATGACGTCCATGGTGGCGTCGTACTGATCGGGCGTGACCTTCGTCCACTTATCGCGCAGCCGGATCATGCGCTCCGGGATCGGGTTCTCGACGATCTCCTGGAGCAAACCAGCGAAGAGGTCGCGGAAGCCGGTCTCGGCGAGCGTGCGCGCCACAAGCTCGATACGCTCCTGAGCGCCGGTCACCAGCAAGCCGACGCCTTCCTTGGCGGTCGACTGCATGGCCTTGGGGTCGAGGCCTTTGCTCTGCTCGGTGACGCCGGTGCGCCGGTTGCCGATCAGGTCGAGGTACTCGAGGAGCTGGATTGTCATCTGAGTCGGCGGCTGCTGCTGCAGCTGCGTGACGGCGCCGGCGTCCTTCGCCCGAATGATCGAGCCCAGCTCGTTGTTTCGCACGTCGTCCATGTTGACCATGGTGTCCACGACGACGAGCCGCGGCAGAATGGTCGAAGCAATCGCGTCGAGCGTGTTCCGCAGGATGTTGGTCTTGATGTTCTGAAGGTCGCCTACCTGTTCCGCCACACTGTGGCCAATAGCCGTGTGTGGCTCTGGATCCGGGCAAAACAGCGCGAACTTCGCTCGAGCTGCCGGTTCGTCCATAACAATGCGGTCGCCATCCCCAACAGTGCAGATCTTACGAAGCTCGGGGACACCGTCACCATCCTTGTCGATGCGGATGAACCATTCTCCGTAATGCACCAGAGGGTCGCCCTGCGAAGCATCCCTGGCGCCCGCGAAGAGCTGCCCGAGGCCGCCGGGGTTTCGCATGTCGCGCTCGACCGTCGAAGCTGCGGATCCGGTGCCGTAGTCGTCCTCGAGTACACTGGGGTGGTAGCCGAGCTGAATGAGTTCAGAGAGGGGGACAAGACGTTCGTGGCCGGTAAGCGCCGCCGTGCGAACATTTTTTGCCTCACGTGAGATGCGGAACTCGTCCGGGGGGACTGCAGCAACCCTGTGCTTGGGGGTGAGCTTCGAGCGCCGGACCGTCAAATTGAAGCGCGGCTCGACGACCTTGCCCTGGCCCTCGAGATCGTTGCGCTCCTCGTTCACGACGAGCGTGCGCGGCTGCGAGATCACGAACTGGCGCTGCTCGAGCGTCAGGTTGGTGTAAGTCTGCTCGACGATCTCGGCCTCACGCTCGGTCCACCATTTGACGATGCCGGCACGCTTGATCAGCGCGTCCTTCAGGATGGCATTCAAGTTCAGGAAGCCGTCGTTGTCGTACTTCCAGACGTAGCTGACGTAGTCCTGGGCCTCCTCGGCCATGGGGACGTCTTTTTCCGTCCTGGGCTGGAAATGGACCGGATGCTCCTGGCTGGTGAACTGCCGGATCAAGCTCGGCAGCATGGCGAGGACGAGATCGCGGACCTCAGTCAGCACGATCGAAGAACGACCTTCGTCGGTGACCAAAGGAAGCTGGCCGTCATAGAGCTGTGCCATCGCCTCACGCTGGGGCGCGAGGTAATTCTCGTTGTAGTCGCGCGCATCCTCGATCAGGGCCCAGATCGAGGCCTGGTAGTCGGTGTCGGTGTCCGGGTTGGCGTAGCCCGAGGTGTCCAGCTCCCGCCGCAGCTTCGGAAACAGCTCCGGCATCGGCGGCTCATTGGGGTCGATCGGTCCGAGCGAGGCAGGGCGGGTGCGGCCAGGGTTTGCCATCAGAACCTACCGGTCAAGACGAGGATGAGCATGACCACGACAATAATCCCGATGATCCCGGACGGGCCCCACCCCCAGCCAGCACTGTAGCCCCAGCTCGGCAGCGCGCCGACCAGCATCAGGATCAGGAGGATGAGCAGGATCAGGCCGATCGACATCACACCACGCCTTTCACGTTACGTTTGAACGCTCCGGGCGCCCAGGCCGTGGTCAGGTGCAGGCCCATGGCGAAGTAGCGCATGGCGTCGGCTGCGTGGGAGGCCCAGGTGTGGGCCGGGGCGTCCCTCACGGTGGCCCCGCCGGGGGCTTGCTGGACGTGGTAGGAGCGGAGCGCGTCGATGCCGAGTTCGCACTTGGTCTGGTCGAACCAAGCAATGGGGATGACGGATCGTACTCCCGCAATGCCGTCTGCAACGCTGTGATCTGGGACGATAAGAGGTTCGATACCAAGGCTGAGTAGGGTCTCGAAACGAGATCGCCCGGTTCCAAGCTCACGCATCTTGATGTCGTGGGGGAGGAGGTGGTGCCCATACAAATAGCCCTTCTCCTGGAGCACCCGCGCGTAATGATCGAGGCCTTTGCCGGATGACTGGTAGAAATCGATGACATGGATCTCCTGACCGACCTTCTGGGCGAACCAGATGGTGGTCAGATCCTTCATCCCGAGATCCCACGCCGTGATCACCTTGGCTCGGGGCTCGACCGGGACCGAGCACAGGCGCCCCTCCATTTTCGCGGCAACCATGAGGTCGCCGTAGTAGGAGTTCTCGACCGGCGCCTCGAAGGAGCACAGCATCTCGCGCTCGTACTGGTGCGGCGAAAGCTGCTGCTGCATCGCCTCCAGCTCCTCCTCCGGGAGCGCGTTGGTATTAGTCACCGGGATGTTGAAGACGTCCCAGAGGTCGGGCTGCTGCTCGGCTTTGACCTTGAGATCGTAAAAGTGATCTCGCCCTGCGGGTGTCCCAGCGACGACGCCAAAGCCTTGGTAGTCTGCCAAAGCAGGTCGTATGACACTATTAAGGGCTTCCGGGTTGATAAGGGGGTACTCGTCCAGTACGGCTCCATCGAGATACAGTCCCCTGATGCGGTTATAGGCTTGGCCTCCACCATAGAGCGTTATCTGGGCCCGTGTTGGCAGTTTGCAGGTGAGTTCGCTTTCGGAAAAGTCGACGCCTGGAATATCCTTAGTATATTGCTTGAGATAGTTCCAGACGAGATCCTTGGCTTGTGCAAAAGTAGGACCAACATAGGCATAGCGGGGGATCGGGATATCTCGGGGATTTTGCAAGGCTGCTCGAATAAGGTCATTTATGAACGCCACACTTTTGCCGGCCCGACGATGAGCCACGACGTAGCGCCAACGCTTCTTCGAGGCGTGGAAGGGCCGAAAGTGGCTGCGGGGCCGATATTGCAGGGTGAGGACACCGTCAGTCATTACGCATGGGCGACCAGTCGCCATTCAGGGGCTCGAGGACGTGCACGATATGGCGTTCAGGCGTGCGATCGGCCCAGGACACGACCCCCTCGATATCACCCTGAAAACCCGATAATTTCATGAGGTTGCCCACCTCGCGCATGCTGGGCCACTTGGCCGGCCCTTGTACACTCAAATGTCGGCACAACCAAGAGGGGCGATAGTAGCCAGTGTCGAAGTGCACCACAAATCCGTGCGGCACGACAAGCCGATAGTGGTCGTGCGGGATCTTCCGCAGCCGGATGGTGTCGAAGCTCAGGCGGTGGCCGTGGCCGCGGCTGACCATGGCGCCGATCGCTTGGCGCGTGGCCGGGGTGAGGAGGAGCTGGGGGGCCTGCATCCTCGGCCTCCTCTATGCCTGAAATCGTCGCCGACAATGTAGCTGCCCAACTCCCACCAGGGAAAGGCGTGGACCGTGCACATCAGTCGGTCTGCCACTTGACCTGAAGGGTACGCCCACCACCGTCACTGAGGCTGAAGCCGGCGGCGCTGGTCGCCTGCTGCCCCCATCCTAAAGCTTTCCCGAGTGACGTCAGCACGAACTTCGCCGCCTCATCCCTGCGATCGACGGAATTCACATCTGTTAGTTGCTCGACGATGACGTTCTCGGCCTCGTCGACGATCATGCGACGAGCGGCGTCCCGGTCGGTCTTGAGGGAGGGGTCTTGCTCGACCTTGCGGGCTAGCGCACCAGGAGCAGCGCCGAGAGCACGAGCAGCAAGGCGGATATTCCCATAGTTAAGCCACAAAGCCGTTCGCACAGCCTCGTCATCCTCGCCATCCGCTCCGTAGGGGATGGGGGCAAGGTCGGGCGGCAGCAGCTCGATCGGAAGCTCGGCACCGGGCGTGTAGTCGGATTTCTGTCCCGGCCTACGCACAGCTAGGGAATGATTTCTTGTGGCGGCTTGCGGTTCTGGCCGGCCGAGACCCGCTCGAGGACCGAGACGGTCGAGGTGGCGGCGAGCGGCGGCCGGGAGGGCGTCGGGTTCTGGACCTTCTGGGCGTTCGTCGCCTGGGCGTCGGGCGTACCGTCGGTCAGGTTCGAGGAGATACCCTTGGGGTTCTTCGGATTGTCCGGCGGAACCGGCGGCTCGGTCTGGATCGAAGGTGCGAAGGGCGTGGCCTCGTCCTGCTCGCGTTCAAGGGCGCGATCGGCCTCAAACTGCTCCTGCTCCTGCTTAGCCTGCTCCTGGAGAGCTCGGTTCCCTTCCTCGGCGGTGTCCGGGAGGTTCTGGTGTTGGGCGCGCTTCGCCGGTGTCTTCGCCATCGAGGTGCCTCAAGGTCTTGGGTTCGGGCGGTGGAGGTGGGCCCACCTCGACCGGTAGGGCGAGATGCGGATGATCCGGGTGTGTCTTACTTTCCTGGTTCATTTATTGTCCGCGGCATCGTGCAGCGGCTCGAGGGTATCCTCGGTGAAGTAGTCCGGGGTGCCTCTTGGATTTTCCGGATTATCGGGGGCGAGCCCGTCCTGAACCATGACCTCGTTGATCTTGGTGGGATCGTGGAGGTCTGCTTGGGAAAGAACACCCTGGTCGGAGGTGAGCGGAGTGGCCTGCTGGGGCAACGAGAGGGAGGGCTTGCCCCTGGGGTTCTGGGGGTTGTCCGGGAGATCGTTGCCGTCCTCGCCCTTGGGGCGGGGAGCGGGCTCGGGTCCGGGCGGAATGAACGGGCGGCGCCCTTCGGGTGTATCCACCTCGAAGAGCGGTTTATTTGAATATCCGACTTCTCCAGGCACCGGATGTTGGTCCGGCTGATGTGGGTGTTTCATTCAGACATATCTCGGGTGACCGTTGGAGCGGTTTTTCAGTCCGTTTGGGCCTAAACAGTGGAGCAAACGCTCCAGCGTCCGGTTTAAGCCCTCCCGGAGGTCCAGATGTCCACCGACTGGTCCGGTACTCGTCAGGCAAGGTCTCGCGGCATTCGTTACTACCGGCCCGCCCAGCTGGAAAAGGGTGCGAACAGCACTTGCCCCAGCCGTATTGGGAGCCATGCTGGCACAAATCGAGGAGGCCTGTCAAATCGTACTTAAGTGACTGCTATTATTACAGAAATTCATTTCAATATCCATATCGCTGGGCGTCCACGCTCTATAGTTACATAGGGGGGCTTTCCTATGTGTGTGTCCTGTGGTTGCACAGCCTTAGCGTGCGTAGCCTCTAGATTGTGGTCAATGGGAATGGATAGGGCGCGCTAGGATAGCATGTGCTCATGCCTCTCCTCTGCCCTAGGATGGCCAGCAAGGCGAGGCGAGAGGGAGCGGCGATCGAGACGAGGCGGCGAGGGCCAGTGTGGGAAGAGCGAGGGCCAGTGTGGGAAGAGCGAGGGAGCGCCACCCTTCAGGCCGGTGCGAGGCGTGGCGTGGCAGTGTGGTCGCCCTTCGGGCCGGTGCGAGGGATAGGCGCTAGTGCTCCCCTTCGGGCCGGTGCGAGGGAGGGCCGCGCTCCACCATTTCGCGCTTTTTCCTATATTGCTCCACAGAAACTAGAAATGTGCTCTAACTATACGGGTATCCCGTAGTGATACGCCTCTTTTAGAGAGAGAGAGAGAGAGAGAGAGTTAGAGAGAAAAGAGTGGAGCGGTGGAGCGGCACACCCTAAAGCCTTGGGCCAATGCGATTAAATGCCCTCCACCGTTCGCGCCATCGCCTCGCCCCTCGCCAGCAAGCGCCGGAGCGCCCCGCGCCACCGTTTTGGCCGCTCCACCTTCGCTCCGGCCCTTGCTCCGGCATTTGCTCCACCACCTCGCACAAACGAAAAGGGCGCCTCGCGGCGCCCCTTTGGTAGTCCAGGATGGTGCGATCTAGTCCGCGTAGGCGCTCTCGATCGGATCGTTCGTATGGGCGCACCAGAGCGCGCCATCGTCCCAATTAATCTCGAGCGCGACCGGTCGCCAAGCGCCGGCCCCATGCGCCAACGCCCATAGGAGCTCGCGCACATTCTCGCGTGCGGCTCGGAACGACAACGCCTCCCCGTCCCCCATGACGAAATAGCAAGGATAGCCGCCTGGCCAAGCGTAAGGGCCATGCCGCGCCTGAGATCGCTCTCGATCCTCATCGCGCCGCAGCCGCCTGGCCGCTCTAGATCGGCATAGAAGCAGCCGCGCTCGTGGTCGTAATCGTCCGGGAAATGGCCGGTGTTGGCCATGCGTGAGATCGCCCGGAGCGCCGTGTCAATGTGCTCATCGTTCAGGCCCGCCGCATAGAGCGCCGCAATCGGGTACCCGCTTGCGAAGAGCGCATCCCAACGCTCACGCATGTCAGCGCCCTTGGCGAGCCGGACTACCTTGGCCAAGCCGGCGAATTGCTCAGGCGACATACGCATCGCACCGCACCCGCCGGGCCGCTCGAGCTCGGCAATCGCGTCGCGCTCATCGTCGCACTGCCAAGTCTCGATCGGCCAGAAGCCAAAGTCGCTTCCGTCGCCTTCATGTGCGCCGAAATAGCAATTCTCAGGCGCATGTTCGTTCAGCGCGTCGATGAGTTCATTGACCAACTCGGACGCTTCGTCAGGATGTTCCTCGAAATAGGCGGAGTTCTGCGCCTCGCCGATCAGCTTCGAGTCAGGCGCGAGCCGCTCTAGCTCAGCCGCGAACGCCTCGATCAAGTCTTCGCTGCGAAGCGTGCCATGCGAGACCGTGCCAATCTCTGCCTTGGTCATTTGTCATTCTCCCGCGGCCCCAATGGCCGAGCACCCTAGCTAGCGATGGTCAATCGCTATGTCAATAGCATAAATGAAAAGGGGCACCATGTGGTGCCCCTCTCGCCTCAAACGTCAACGCCCGACATTCGTTCGTTCAGCGGCTCAAGCCCGTGCTTAGTCCAGCGGTAGTTAGGCTCTTGATCGCTTTCGATAGCGCGCCACTCGCGTACGGCGAACCAATGCGAGGCTAGATCACGGGCGCTCGCCTCTGCCTCTTCGCGCGTGGCGAACGCTAAACCGTTCGCGTACCATTTGCCGCTGCTATCGGCAATCACTTCCGGTTTCCAGGAACGCGATGTGTCAACAATCGTCATTGGTGTTGGTCCTTCCAAGAGCGCATGAATTGCGCGAGCCTCACGCTTGCTGATGCGCGGATCGCGAGCAATCTCGCGATCAACCGCGGTTTTGGAATAGCGCGCCATGCTCAATCCTCCCCGCGACCGGACTGCATGTCGGCGCGGCATTCCTCTTGGATGTCGCGAAGGTAATCCGGATCAGGCAACGGGCCCGGTTCGCCGCTCGCCGCATCATCAGCCGCTTCGATATCCTCGAAAGCGTCGCATAGGCGTTTCATTGCCTCTTGGATGTGGTGCCACGTTTGCGGCTGGCGCTCGGGCGTGTAGTCCTGCCCGAGATATTGCACAGCGGTTATCGCGTCATAGATCGCATTAAGCGTGTCGCGGCTATTCATGACTTTGCCTCCGGTTCGATCTTAACGCGACGAATGCGCCATGTGACGGGATATTGCGGGCAATTTTCGCGATATTCTCTGAGCCGTTGCTTGATATCAGCGTGTGTGTCCTCGCTGATTTCGTGCTCAAAACTTTGGCCATAGTTGACCAAAAGCTGATATTCGTCGCGCGTCTTGCGTTGCCTTGGCATCACATCGTCCTCCGGCACAGAACCGCGTTTCGCATGTAGCCTCGAGCGATCCGCACCATATCCCGCGAATAGTCTCGCATGACAGTGGCGTACACCTCCGCATTCGTGCCGCTCAGATAGGTCGCGGTCGACCGGCTTTCGCGCGCCTTGCCAAGGGCGATCCAAGCCTTGCGTGCGCTCGAGCGTGCTAGCTGTTCCATGGGGTTTCTCCAATCGGCCGCTATGGCCGTGCTAATGAGATAGCTGATCACCATATCAAACGCAATAGGGTTCCGACAAAAAAATAAGGGCGGCTCGCAAGCCGCCCTTCTGTCTCATTGCCGCTGATCAGGCGTTCTCTTTAGCCCATGCTTCCATTGCCTCGAGCGTGCCTTGGAATATCAGCTTCTCATTGGCCTTGGTTCGCGTGTCCCAAAAATTCGTCTCGAAGGCCTTGATCCAAAGCGTGCTCTTGACGCCTAGCGTGATCTCGTAGCGGTATTCAATGTCCATTGGCGCGACGGCGTAAACCGAGCCGCTCGGCATAAGCCGGACGCCACCGCCTTGCGAGCGGTACTTGCGCGCGTAGTCCAGAAGCTCTTTAGCCTCTGTGATTTCCTTCGCGCTCGCCTCTGTCGCCTCAACCCAGCCAAGCGCTTCGAGCTTCACAAGCGCTTTGTATTCATCGGCCTTGCTGAACTTGTTCGCAGCGACAAACGCCGCGGCGAAATCGTCCGCCTCGAAGCGTGGCAACGGCCAAGCATGGTCAAGCGCCGCGCGTATCCACTGAACCGCGCCAGAGGGATAGCCGTCATGGTGCTTGTAAACGTGGAAGGTACCGCTTCCAGTAAAAGTGTACATTGCGCGCGTCGACATGTTCGTTTCTCCTCGGCCGCTATGGCCGTGCAAATGACATAGCTAACCGCTTAAGCCTTTGTCAAGCGGTCAATCGTGCTTTTCTTTGCACCATGCGCCGGAAAGCCTACAATCCAATCCCGCTCGGCGATCGCACACCATTGGCAGGTTTTGCACGATACGCGATCCGAATAGGTCGCGGGGCAAACGCGAACCGTGCGGCCAGCTGGCGTCTGTATCTTTTCCGGGCCCGACACCGTTGACGGCAACACCGCGACAACGGGCCCGACCCCGAGCTTGGCCAGCTGATCAGCGTGTTTCAGATTGTTGCCCGACAGGTTGACGGTAAACCCGTTCGCGTTCGCCCATTGGATCAAAGCCCGATTGTGCTTTGTATGGATCGCCTCATGGTGTGTATATGTGAAGCCTCGCTTGCCGCGGTTCGCATTGACAAGCTTCTCTAGCAGCGTGTCGCTGATCATGCCGTTTGTATGAGGCAGATCGCCAGCTTGATTGTGTCGCCACAGCTGGCCCTCGGGCAAAGCCGCAACGTTCTTGCACAGACCATTCCAATCCGTGCTCGTAACCGTGGCCACGCCAGAGCGCCACGATGCATTGGGTCCAGCGTTGTCGAGACCGCGCCACAGGAAGGCGAGCGGCCCGCTTTCGGCGTAGCAACCCGCGCCGCGGAACGGGCAAACGCTCGGGCAAGTCTCGCTTGACGTTGTGGAAACCGGTATCGGGCCGGTCTTTGTATTGGAACTCTTGGTAGTCCAGATGATTGCGAGTTGGCCTAAGGCCTTGGCTTGCTTGTGTCGGTTGATAAGTGCGATTTGTGCGTCCGGGTTCTCTAGGGCGAGAACTTGCTTTGCGATCGCTGCATTGCGCTTGGCCATTGGTCTGTCCTCATCGGCCGCAATGGCCGTGAGCCACATATAGCTAATCACCATATCATTGTATAGTGCGGCGGACGGTCGCAGGATATGGGCCGCTGTCTTTGTATAGGCCTGCCATTCCTCTCGCCATTCCTCTCGCGAACCTCTCGCGAACCTCTTTGTATCTTTGTATCTTTGTATCTTTGTATCTTTGTATCTTTGTATCTTTGTATCTTTGTATCTTTGTATCTTTGTATTCCTATGGGTATATCCAACGATATATAGCGGCGCACTTCGCCAGGCTCTAAGCTCGGGGAGCTTAAGCCCATGGGAGACTTTGTATGAAAGCTATCCTTCTTGCCGCCGTCGCCTCGCTGGCCTTCCTGGGCCCGGCGCTCGCTGACGTCACGGTCGATCTCGGCCAGAACCCGTCCTCGGGCTCGGGCGCCTTTGCAAACCAGAACCCCGGCGCTGGTGCTGGCGGCTCGGGCGCCTTCGTCGACAACTACACCTTCCAACTCGTCGGCGCGCCTCAGTTTCTCACGATCGCGGGCGTAACCAACACCTTCAGCGCGCAGGACCAGTTCATTACGGGTTTCACCGCGGCCGTGCTCAACACGAACGGGACTGCCTCGACTGCGGACGATACCTTCGTGATCGGGCCGGTCGGGGCGCAGGCTTGTATCGGCGTGCCGGTCGGGTGCCAGAGCATCGCGGGCTCGTCCACGATCGATGCCGGTAGCTACTACTTGCAAATTACTGGTGACGCTGGCGTCAATGCCGGCTACGGCGGCACGATCTCGACCTTTGGCGTACCAGGTCCGACCGCTGGGGCGGGCGCGGTGCCCGTGCTTGCGGGCATGCTTCTCGCTTGGTATCGTTCGCGTCGGCGTCAAACCGTTTGAGCTTGGCCGGTGGATGGTGCTCGACACAGCGTTCATCGGATCTCACCCCGGCGCGGCACCTGGGGCCAGGGAAGTGCCGCACTCCTTCGCCGCATCTTCACACTCGGCGCGATCCAGTCGCGCTGGGTCGTGGCCGACAATGACAATCACTTGACGGGATCGCCGTGGCGGCGCTAGGGTCCGCGCTCACCTGTTTCGATCCTGCCAGGAATGCGACGGTGTGAACTAGGCCCTGGGGCGAGCCACTCCCCAGGGCCTTTTTCGTGTCAGCGCTTGAGCGCCAGCACCTCGTTGATGCCATCAGGGTAGGGTGAGCTTGCGAGCGGGCTCGGCTTGGGCTTGCTTGCGGGCATGGGTGCCAGCCAGGGCAGGGCCTCGAGCGCGGCCCCGCAGAGCGTGTAGAGCTGCATCTCTTCGTTTGGATAGTAGCCTTCGCTATCGCCATCGGCGTCCATGCGGGGCTCGAAGTACTCAGCTGCTTGCGTAAGCGCTTCGATGATGTCGTTCAGAACTTCGCGTGAGACTGGAATGGTCATCAGAGCACCTTCAGTAGGTAGTAGGTTGCGTACATGCCAAGCGTGAAGCTGGCGACGGCGAGGAGGGCGATAGCTTCGGGCGTCATCGTGACACGCGCACGTGAATGCGGAAGCCAAGCACGTGGAAGGTATGGTGCCAAGAGAGGAGGTGCATTCCTTTTGATCCTTTCCTCGGTCCGATCGACCGTGATGCACCATAGGCTAACCACCCTATCAAATGCAATGCAATAAATGTCGCACCTGTCGCACCCGGCTTGACGATGGCGATTAGCTCGCTTATGTTGATTTGGTCAACAGCAGAGGACCATCATGGACAATATGAAAATCGTGCAAGAGGGTGGCGAGTATGTGGCGGTCTTGCCACCGCACCCGGACATGCCCGACGAGGAGCTGGGCTTGCCCGCCCCTACTCGTGAGGCCGCCGAGGCAGAAGCTCGCGCCTACAACGCCATCACGCAGTCGTCGCTCTACAAGTTCGAGTTCGACGAGATCCATAACACCTACGTCGTGAGCCTAGGCAAGGAGGGGGAGAGGTTCGAGGCTGATCTTCTCGCCGAGGCGTACCAGAAGGCCCAAGAGGCCTACGCCAAGCGCGTCAGTGCCGAGCCGCCGCCCGAGGAGAAGAAGTCCCAACCGGTCAAGCGCGGCCCGCGCAAGAAGGCGAACAACGGTGGTGGGGAGGTGATGCAGATCGCCCCCGAGCAGCCGGCCAAGATCGCCAGCGGTCCGCTACCGAAAGAGCCTGTGCATGAGTGGCAGCAGGATAAGCTGCCGACCACGGTCGATCGCTTCGATCAGATCCGAGACCGCACGGATATGTTGGAAGCGCGGATCAACAAGCTCGAGGCTATTCTTCTGGTCCTCGCGCAAACTATTCTCAAGGAGATTAAGAACGATGGCTAGAGGACGTCCAGCAAAGCCCAGTGGGCATCTGATCATCACCCAGATCCGCCTGCCAGGCCCGGTCAAGCGCCGTCTGGAGGCGCTCTCCGAGGCGACCGGCTATGCTCAGCAAGAGCATATGCGGCGCGCGATCGACGAGTATGTCACCCGGCATATCGAGAAGGGCGTCATTCGGGAGCCGGCGCCCGCGCCCGCTCCAACTCGCCGTATGTTCAAGCGGCCCGGCACGGGCATGGCCGCATGACGGAACCCGTCGCCACGACCAAGTCGATCGTCTGCCCGTACTGCCACCTCGCGAAAGAGATCGTCCTGATCAACGACCCGCCGAACGTGATGCCAGGCATGCTCTGGCTCTGCGAAGAGTGCAAGGACATGTCGGTCTTTGACGCCACGTTCGACCTTCAGATCGCGACGGACGCACAGAAGCAGAACGCTGGTCGACGCTGAAACGAAGAAAGGGCGGCCCAGGAAGAGCCGCCCTTTCCGTACGCACCTTACGAGACTGAGTGGATGCTCCCGTCACGTTCAAGGCTTACGCGCAGCTCCCTACATATAGCGATTAGCCGCACCCGTCAACTAGGGCTAGGCATTTACATAGGTTAATCGCGGGGCTAGCATATCCCTTGGATGTTCCGTTACGTTTAAGGGCTATGTTATGAATGATGTCGTCCCTTTCCCACTGACCCCGGACCTCGCCAAGCAGCGCACCCGCACGATCGAGGTGCTCGACGCTTGGGGGCTGAAAGCTGTCTGGGCTTTGCCTGAGACGAAGCGCCCGGTCGAGAAGATCACCGAGCCGGCGCTCGCGAAGGTCAAGCCCGAGGACTGGAAGGGTGCCGCGGTCAGGTTCAACCTGCTCGGCCTCCTGCCCCGCGATGCGCTCGACCTCGACCTCGACGTTCGGCTCAAATCGGATCTGTCCTCGCGCGGGCCGGATTGGTCGCCGACCGTGCGGACGGAGGCCGAGCGAACAATTTTTGCACCCTTCCGTGACGCCTTCAAGGAAACGCTCGGCGCCTTCGATTTTAGGGCGATGTTCGGGCGCCAAACTCTCGGCGGCAACGGGCACCTCTTGATCAAGGTCCAGCAGGAGGAGGAGCTGACGATCGAGGAGCAGCGCACCCGGCTGAAGCAGCTGCAATTCGGGATCGACCTGGGCAACTTTGTGGTCAAGCTCGAGGTGCGCCAGGCGCCCCGTAAGAAGGACGGCAAGGCCTTCGTCTTTATGCCTGGCAGCATCTACCCCGACGGCGATTTGTGCGCCTACAAGAGCCTGCCAGCGGGCCCTGTGAGCCTCGCAAACAACGTGCTTGAGGCCTACCCTCTCGAGGCCGTGGTCAAGGCGGTCTACCGCTTCGCCATGACGCTCGCGACACGCCCGCTCATGGGTGAGGGGCAGCGCCACGAGACGGCGATGCTGGTCTCGGGCATCTTGCGTCGCGAGGTCGAGCAGACCGAGCGCGACGGCGGCTCGTTCACACGCAGTGACGCCGAGGCGATCTTCCGCAGTCTCTTCGCCGGCGACCCCGAGCTTAAGGACCGGCTGCAGGTCTTCGAAAGCGATTTCGCCAGGAACGACATCACGAACATGCCGGGCTACCCTGCCTTGGGCGAGCGCATCGGCGAGGAGACCGCCCAGGCGATGCGGCTGATGCTGGCCGGGCGGGACATGTCCATGTTCGACCTGCTGCGGGCGAACATCGTTTTCCTTAAATCGGCTGATAGCCGCTGCGTGGATCTCAGCCAGCGCACCCCGACAGGGGAGCTGCAGCTTTATTCCCATACCGACCTCCGCAACAACTATGGGCACCTGACGGTCAAGGTCGGCAAGAAGGCTGTGCCGGCTTTTGAGTTGCTGAAGACCTCGCGGGGGCGCCGTCTGGTCGACGACGTCATTCGTATCCCTGGGGTGGCCCGAGGCGAGCTGCTCTACCAGACGCTTGGGGGCCCGCTGAGCCTTGATCGCGAGCACGACGAGGAGCCGCTCCTGATCAACATCGCGGCCGGCTGGGCAACGCCCTACGAGCCGGAAGCCAAGCTCCCGCGCGAGGAGGCCAAGGCGGCGCTCCAGGAGATGTGCACTTGGCTCTCTGCCCGCGAGGCCGATCGCCGCAAGCTCATGCAGATGTGGGCCTTCAAGGTCCAGAACCCCTTCACCAAGGTGCAGTTCGCGCTCGGTGTCTATGGGGGCCAGGGCATAGGTAAGAACTTCGTCCTTGGCACGCTGATGCAGCGCATCCTCGGCATGAGCGTACGCGAGACGACGCCGGATCTCCTGTTTAACGATAACTTTGCGCTCAACTCCGCGCCAGGCGCGAGCTTCCTGATCGTCAACGAGGTCAAGGATCTCGTCAACTTCTCCATGGCTAAGGGGCTCGCACGCTCGGAGTGGCATGAGGTCAATCTCAAGAGCCAGACCAAGGGGCTGCAGCGCATCCTGGCGGTGCCGATTTACCTGACCAACGAGACGCACCCACAATTCAACATCGCGGGCGAGACCGATCGCACGCTCTACATCATCAAGGCGCCGACACAGGACAGCATGGGGCTTTCTCGGGACGATTGGGAGGCGTTCAAGCTGCGCCGCAAGCAGGAGGTCATCGACAAGCTCGCCTGGCTCGACGATCTTGAGCACCGCATGGCGATCATGGCGGTGCTGATGGAGTATGCGGTGACGCAAGCCGAACTGGAGAACATCTCGACGAGCGACAGCTTGACGAGTGATTTTGTCGGCGAGGATCTTAGTGCCGAGCAACTCGCACTGAAGATCATGCTGGAGGGCAACATCGTCCACCCCAAGGCGGATGGGCGACCGCTTGCCGCGCCTTTCGACAAAGCCGCTTTCGACAACGGCTTTAATCATTTTTATCTGCAATATGCCGGGCGCAAGGCCACCCCGCTAAGCGGCACGAGGATATCTAAGCTTTTGGCACAATACCTCGGCGCGCACGGCAAGCTCGAGAGCCATCGGCCTCATGAGGGCAAGCGGGTATACTGGTTCCCGGCAAAGCTCGGCAGCCTTTGTGATGCGTTTAACCATATCGTTGGCATTGAGATCGCCAGGGACACCGAGGCGCATCAGGAGACCGGGCCCTATGAGCCGGATGCAACCACGCTCCGAAATGCGGTTGCCTCCTGGTCGAGGGTTGACACGTCATCCGCGTTCTGATTAACCTTCTCCCACGCACCGAGGTGCGATGGAGGTTAATGTGAGAAAGATCAATCGCAATGCCGTCGATCAGACACGCAAGTTGCAGGAAGCTTTGGAAGTCCTTCGCGAGGCTCGCATGGCCCTGGAGGACCAGAACGACGTCACCGCACCGCTTCCCAATCAGCTATATCATTGGCATAAAATCCGCCAGTATCACGAGGCCGTCAAGGAGATCGCCGTCGAGGCCGAGAAGCTCTCCCGACGCCTCTCCTACGAGCAGCTCCCCCTCGCCTTCCGCAACGACGCCACGGTCCCCGTATCCACTGTTATTCTACCGCGGGTCGGCCGCTTCACCCTCAGCCACCGGACCACGGCCAAAGTGTTAGATTGGCCCGAAGCTAATGAATGGCTTACGGAAATGGGCCATGGCGATGCCGTGCGCGAGATGGTCCCGGCCTCGACCATGAACTCCCTCGTCTCCGAGCTGCTTAAACAAGGTGAAGAGCCCCCACGGGAGGCGATCGAGGCGAACACCTACGCCTACACCTCTTTCACAAAGGAATGAGACAATGGGCATGGAGGATGAATTTCAGCATCAACAGGAACTGAAAGGTGCTGAAGACTACGCGGCCGTCTTCGAGGACGCACTCCTCAAGATCGCCGAATATATCAACGAGAAGCAGGATCCTGAGCTGATCGCAATGTTCAATGCCGCTATCGGTGAAGGCTATTATAACTTTAGGAGTGGAATATGAGAACCATGGCTAAGAAACCCGCCGCCGTCCCCGCCACGCGCCCGAGCGCCCCGCTGCCGGCCGTACAGGATCCGAGGCGCTTCCGGCGTTTCGGCAACGTCACCGCCCAGGACATGGAGATCCCGGCGCTCAGGATCCTGCATGCCCTCTCGAAGGTCGTGAAAAATAATCCCGAGCTTGAGCCGGGTCACTTTTACCACTCGATCCTCGAGGAGGATCTCGGCGACCAGCTCGACGTCGTCGTGCTCCTCGTCCACCACTCGGTCGCGCTCAAGACCCCGAAGGATCCTCGCGGCAAGGAGTTTCCGCAGACCCTGGCCCGCGCCGCCGACGCCAAGAACTGGGACAAGCCAAACCAGCGCTTCGAGGTGACGCTGCCAGGCAACCGGAAGGTCGAGTATTTCACCGACAAAAATGTCGATGCCTCGGGCCTGCTCGAGTGGGGCTCGTCCGACCCCGCCGATCGCAACTCGCTGCCGGCGGCGCAGCACGTCTACACCACGATCATGCGGATCCTCGAGCCACATATCGAGGGCCCGGTGATCTACTCGGGCTCGGTCTCAACGAACAAAAAAATCATGCAGCTCAACACCAAGATCGATCTGCGGATGGCGGGCGGGGTCGAGCCGTTGCGGCAGATCTATCGGATGACCACCGAGGAGAAGCCTGGACCTCAAGGCGGCAACTGGTTCATCCCGAACTTCACCTCGGCTGGCCAGCTTGCCGAGGACGACCCGCGCTTCGACGAGTTCCTGGCTCAGGCCGAGAGGCTGCAGGCGCTCTACCCTACAATCAAAATCATTGGCAACGAAGACGTCGTCGACGCCGATGATCTCTCGCTCGCCGGCGCGAGCAATCCGGCTTTCTGATGCAACTGAGCGATCGCATAGAGCTTGCACTGGCGCTGGTTTCGACCGCGCCGGTGTTGGCCTTCGACATCGAGACGACGGGCCTGGATAGCGACGCGCGCGTCTGTGGCTACGCCGTCTCCGATGGCGACAAGGCCGTCTACGTGCCGGTCAGGCATGCTTCAGGCAACGTGGAGGAGCCGGAACGCTTCGAACGACGCCTTGATCTCGCTTTCGCGGAGCGTGGCCGCCGCCGTCGTCTCACGGTCGGCTTCAACATCGCGTTCGATCTGTTCCATAGCGGCCGCTACGGCGTCTGGCCACGTGCGCCATTGGAAGACAGTCAAATCAACGAAGTACTGATCTACGAATACCACCGCGCCTATGATCTCGGTAGCTGCTTGGAACGGCGGGGGCTCGGCGGCAAGGACGACGAAGCTCTCATCCACACGCTGGGAGAACAGTTCGGTGGGTCGCGCACTCGCAGCGTCCAGATGAAGAACTTCTGGCGTCTCCCTGGCGATGGTCGGTTGGCTTGGGACTACGCGACGGGGGACGTGCTTGGCACTTACCGGCTCTGGGCGGTGCAGCAGGAGGAGATCGCCCGTCCTGACCCGCAGGGACATACGTTGCAGCGGGTACACCGGCTTGAATGCGAACTGATCCCTTATCTTGCCCGGATGCGGGTCAAGGGGATCCGTGTCGACCAGGCCTATGCCGAGCGGGCGATAGCCTCGCTTGACGGACAGATAGAACAGGCGCTGCAGGGCTTCCCGCAGGGCTTCAATCCTGGGAAGATTGTCGAGCTGCATGAGTGGATGAGCGAGCATGATGCAGCTAGCCCACACCTGACCAAGAAGCTCAAGCCCTCCTACACGTCGAAGACGCTCGAGGCGAGCGATCCTGGCCGCCAGGTGCTGAACCTACGGCAGCTCCTCAAGACCAAGTCAACCTTCCTCGCCCCCATGCTCGGCAAGGCGCGCATCCATCCTGAGCTTAAGCAGATGTCGGATGGAGAATACGGCGTAAAATTCGGGCGGTTTAGCTGTGTCGGCCCAAACCTTCAGGCTTTCCCCAAGCGTAATAAGCGTCTCGCGCAGATCGTTCGTCCAGTTATAGTCCCCGATCGAGGGATGGCTCTCTATGAGGCGGATTTCTCGCAGCAGGAGCCCCGCCTCTACGCACATTTCGCCAAGTGCGTGCGCCTGCTCGAGGGTTACAACGCGACACCAGCGATCGACATCCATAGCATGGCCTCAACTTTGATGGGCATCGATCGGCAGTTCGCCAAGACGCTCGGACTTTCGATCTTCAACGGCATGACACCAAAGACACTCGCCACCCGGCTGGGTGTAAGCGAACTTGAGGCGAAGCGGCTCTACAATGACTTCTTTCGCGCCTTTCCCGAGATAGCTCATTTCAAAAATGACGCCGCAAACGTCGCAGCGCAGCGCGGATATGTACGTACCATTCTGGGTCGGCGGCAACATTTCCCACAGGAGCTTTCCACCCACGTCGCTGTCTCCCGGATCATCCAGGGGTCCGCCGGGGACCACATGAAGGTCCGTCTACTCGATGCCTGCAAGTGGGTCGAGGCCTGCGGCGCCGGGCTGATCGACATCCTGATGACGATCCACGACGCGGTGATCTGGCAGGCCGAGGGCGGCATGGGGCTGACCGAGCTGCGTGACATCCTCGAGAACCCTGGCGACCCGTTGAACCTGTCGACACCGATGCCGGTCGAGATCAGTGCGGGCCGCAACTGGGCCGAGGCGAGCTGGCCCGACTTTGAGATGAAGGAAGCGGCATGATCGTCGTGACGGTGATCCTCACTGAGCAAAAGTTCGATGACGACGGTCGATCGCACGTCAAGCTACTCGGTCGGCGGGATTGGTCGATCCTTACCACCACCGATGCCGATCCTACCGACGAGGCGGTTTATATCGCCCAGCGCTTGGTCAGAGAGATGATGGAGGTCGCATGACTCTGGCCGAAGACGCTTGGGTCGCCCGCGAGTTCGCTACGGGGCGTTATCAGGTTGATATCGCTAACGAGACCGGCTTCTCGCAGTCGGTGATCTGCAGCAGCATCGAGCGCTTCTGCGCGTCACTCGGCTGCCCTGTAAAATTCACGCATTACGGGCCGCACCGCGCAGAGCGGGCGCGCATGGCTTTGGAACGCTATCGGGGCACGTTCGATCGGCCTGTGGGTGCGCGGGATCCCAAGTTCAAACTGATTTACGCGCAGGCGCGCTATGAGCACGCCTGGCTGCTGCGCGCCGAGGGGCTGACCCTGCAGGAGGTCGCCGACCGCATCGGCTGCGGCTCACGCGAGACCGCGCGACAGATCATCTACAAGTTTGGGCGCAGGGTCCGCCGCGCTACGCGCAAAACCCGCTTCAAGATCCTCGATGGAGGCAACATGACACTCAGCCCGCCTGAGCGAGATCGATTGGCCGCGCGCAACAAAGCCATCATGAACCGCTGGGTCGAGGATACGAACGTGACCTATCGCCAGCTCGGCGAAGAGTTCGGGCTTTCGCACGAAGGGATACGGATCGTCATCATCAGATACTGCCGGGCGCACCCCGAGGAGGTCCGCTTGAAGCAGCGTCTGGAGAACTCGAAGTGGCGCTGGGTCGACAAGGAGCATGTGTGATGAGCTGGAACAAAGGTTCTACATACGACAAGGCGTTGTACGAGGAGCACGCCAAGGACTTTGTCGCTGCCACAAATGCCATGTCTGACATTCTGACGCGCTATACCCCGGATGTTGGCATATCGGCGCTGGCCTATATGGTGGCGTGTGTGCTTATCACACATGCTGATGAAGAATTTAATAAGTTGGTTAAAGCTTATGTCAAGAAAATAAAGGTTGATGTCTTGGAGAAGCTTAAAAATTCCGACCATGAAATGCTCGACGCGATCACGAAAGAGCTTCACAAGAAAGTACGGCGCTGATGCCTTCGGAAGCCGAATGGAAGCGCGAGATGGTCCGCCGGCTCCTCCTCGAGGGGAGCTTCGCGCGGCGGATCGAGGACAAGTACGCTGTCGGCTCGCTCGACATGCTGGTCGTGACGCAGCCCTACACGATCTACGCCGAGGCGAAGCTCCTCAAGGACATCGCCGCGCTGCCGGCCTCGGTCGCGCAGCGGCATCAGATCAAGCTCGTCAACCGCATCGGCAACCCGTTTTGCAAGGCGCTCGTCGTCGGACTGAAGAACGGCATGATGGGCTTCGGCCTGCCAGGCGAGCCCTGGGACAAGTACTACACCTCGCCTTGGCCGATACAGGATCTGCCGCTCACCGAGGTCTTCAACACCGCCATCTTCACCATTTGGGGGCCCCACCATGACCGACCAACTGCCGCCTGAACTCGAGGCGTTTTACGCCGACGGCGCCAAGCGCATGAAGCAGATCAGTCCGATCCTCAACGGCGCACACTCGTTCGTCATGATGACGATCCTGGCGCAACTGGTTGCCCGATGGCTCGCCAGCCACCCTGAGCACATGCACGAGCAGCTTGTCGGGGCGCTCGCGACGACGGTCGAGGATGATCTCGCGTACATCCTGTACAACGGCGAAGCGGAGACACGGCATTGACCGCGCTCGCACCAGTCCAGCTCGAAGCCATTGCCCAGGCCAACGGTCGGCGTGGTTACGCCTACTACATGGAGATGGGGCTCGGTAAGAGCCTCACCACCCTGACCGAGTTCAAGGCGCTCCGCATGTCGGGCGTGGTCGAGCGCCTCGTCGTCATCTGCCCGAACTCGTTCAAGGGCGGCTGGTCTTCGGAGATCATGAAGCACCGGACCGGGCTCTCGGCCATGATCTTCGAGAGCGGTAAGAAGTTCGAGCCCTCGAAAAGCATCGACGTGCTGATCATCAACTACGAGGCCGTGCGGACCGCGAAGGGGATCGAGGCGATCCTCAAGTTCATCAATTGGGGGCAGCGGCCCTGCTACCTCGCGATCGACGAGAGCATCAAGCTCAAGAACCGGAACTCGAAACAGACCCAGTCGATCATCGGCAAGCTCTACAAGGGTGAGATGCGCGGCGGCATCGTGCGGATGTTCAACTTCGTGCGCGTGCTCTCGGGCAAGCCGATCACACAAGGGCCGCACGACCTCTGGCCCCAGATCGTTGCCATCGGCGAGATGTCGATGAGCTATTTTGGCTTCCAGAAGCAGTACTGCCGGCTCGGCGGCTGGATGGACAAGCAGGTTGTCGGCGTCCTGAACGAGAAGGATCTGCAGGAGAAGCTCACCAAGGTCGCCTTCCAAGCGAAGAAGCGCGACTGGCTGAAAGGTCTGCCGCCGAAGCTCTACTCGACCCGGCGCTACTCGCTGACCGGCGCGATCGCGAGGCACTATGACGAGATGGAGGAGGACTTCCTGACTTACCTCAAGGGGGAGGTCGTCTCGGTCCAGATCGCGCTCTCGAAATACGAGAAGCTCGCCCAGATCCAATGCGGCTTCATCATCAAGGAGAACCGCGAGGTCGAGTGGCTGGTCGAGCCCGAGCACAATTCCCGCCTCCTGCTGCTGCAGGAGATCTTGGACGAGGAGGTGTCGGGCAAGGCCGTCATCGTCTACCGGCACAAGGCCGTCGGCGACCTTCTCTACAAGGCGCTAGCTCAGGAACATGCCAGGGTCGCATGGATCCATGGGGGAATGACAACCCTCGCCATCGATGTCGAGAAGCTCAAGTTCGAGAAACAGAATTGTCCACTGATGCTCTTGCAGGCCGACGCCGGCAAGTACGGCCACACGCTCGTCGGTACGCCCGAGGATCCTTGCGGCACCATGCTGTTCTTCGAGAACACGTATTCCTTGGACACGCGCTCGCAGATTGAGGACCGGATCCACCGCATGGGCACGGTGGCCGAGAGCTGCCTCTATGTCGACCTGTCTGGCTCCGACATCGACGAGCGCATTACGCGGGCGCTGCAGCGCAAGCAGAACATGTTCGAAGCAGTTTTCCCCGAGGTTCAGTTTCAGAAGGAGGCAGCCTGATGCCCGCAGAGATCATTTCGATTAAGGCCGAGAGCTTCAATGCCATGGTCAAGAAGACCAAAGCGGCGTGGGAGCGTGCGGATGCTACGAAAGCTGACGCGGATGAGTGGGCTCTCCGCACGGGCAAATATCTTGTCGAGCTGAAGCAGCGCTCCAAGGAGGAAGGCAAGCGCTGGTTTGCTGTGCTCAAGGAGCTGGGGCGCAGTGAGCGCCGAGCGCGCGAGCTAATGGAGTTAGCTGGTGGTGAGGTGACGATCGAGCAGCAGCGTGATCGTGCTCGCGAAGGCATGCAAAAATCGCGAGCTAAACAAAAAGCGGCGAAACGTTACGCCGCTTTTCGTGACATTCCCGCCACACCGGACGATGAGGACGAATACACCGAGGCGGACTACGCCGGGCCGCCAATGGAAGAGCGGCTAGAGATCAGTTTGCGGAACCTCTGTGCCGAGGTGGCTGATCTCTGCGGGCGTGTGCTCGCGCGGGAGCCCTATTTCGACAAGCAGTTCCCCGGTTGGCGGAATGTGAAATTGCCGTCGGACGTCAAAACCCTGGTGAGGGAGGCCTCGACGGCACTCGCCTCTCTCGCCGCAACCGTCGCTGCAAAGTGACCTATGGAGACGACCATGCCTCGTAAAACCACACGGCTCTATTACGGGCTTAACAAGGAGACGGGAGATCGGTTGTATTGGACGTTGAAGGTCAAGAACGCCACCAAGCCGGTGAGGCTCAACGGCACCGTGCTGGATGCGATGAAGGGGAAGCCGGGACTGTCTATAGGCTGTCATCTGTCGGAAACGGCGACGAGCAATAAGGAATGCTTTCCACACCCGGTCTTATATGTCTCTTTCACCCGGACCGTGGCGCTCGTGGTGACCAAGATCAAGAATGGCGCGCCGACCGAGTGTGTGCGCTATCGGCATAACTATAGCGCCTACGTCAACCTAAACGACAAGGATCCGACCAAGGCTACCGTCCAAGCGCATCCACATCTCTTCAATCGCCCCTTCACGCTTTCGCCCTATAAGACGATCGAGCAGCCTCCGCACTGGAAGCCTGAATATGGGCGAAAGATCACCGGGCAGCGCAACAACCTCGGCATGATGCATGGAGAAATCCGTCGGCTCAATGATGCCGGTTTGGTGCTAGCCAACCTCGCAATGTAAATTCACGCATTCCTGGCAGGGAATATCATCATGTTAGCTCTTGCACTCGTCATTCTCTTCGTCACGGTCATCCTACCGCTGCTCGTCGCGGGCGGGCTCGCGCTCGGCGCTGGGGTCGCTGTCGCGGGCGAGAACATCTGCCGCGCCCTCAACGATGTCTTCGGTGTCGTCTTCGGGCCGATCATCGCCAAGATCGGTCCCTGCGCCTTCGCCATGCTGATCTGGCTTATTCTTTTCCTGACATCGACCTAGCCGGCTCCTGGCTCGCCCCGCGTCCCGCCCCGGCAGCACGCTCCTGAAGCTTCGTCAGGCGCCCGATCAGCTCGGCGAAGCTGGGGTCGCGCAGCAGTTCCGCGGCCCGCGAGTAGCGCTCGGTCGGGCGGAAGGCGCCGGTTGGGATATCGAAGCCCAAGTGCAGCCCGCCGAGGCCGGGGATCTTATTGAGCAGAGGCACTCGGCCGACGCTACCGCCGACATGGATGTTCTCGGGCCACATGCTGCGAGGGGCCGGGGCGATGTCGATCGCATCCTTGATGCGCTCAAGGTTGTCGGCCTTCTGCTCGGCGATGATGCGGTTGCGGTTGCTCGGGTTCATGTCAGCGTAGATGTTCTGCGTGGCGATCCGATCCTCGCGGGAGAGCGGATACTTCGCATCGGGTTTGCTGATGACCTCCTCCCACATCTTGCGCTCATAGGGCTGCGGGCGGGTGGGGCCGAAAGCGCCCTGGGGGTTCGGCGAGGCTTGGTTGCGGACAAGCCAGTCGGCGACGTGGGACTGATAGCTTGAGTCGAGTGCGGCCTGGGCCGCCGGGGGCAGCGGGCTGCCCGGCGTCATGACGTGCTCCTCCGCGAAGTTGCTGCGGTTCTGCCCGACCTCCTTGCCTGACAGGTCAGGGTGCTTGCGGAGCCCGCCAGCTGACGGCCCGCTCGGCGAGCCGTACATCGGTTTCGAGCGGTCCAGCATGTCGCGCAGGCCGGCGCGATCGAGGTCGGCCTCCCGCCCCGCTGTGTAGCCTGGTGTGGCGTTCTCCTTGATGCGCTCGGCCTTAGCCGCCAGGGAGGTCAGGGTCGGGTCTTCCGAAAGGCGCGCGGCTTGTCCGATATCGAGGCCTGTGTTGCCCCTGAAATTGTAGTTCTCGGCGAAGTTCCGAGCGGCTCTCGTGTTGGCAAGCTGGGCATCCGTAAGCGGCGCCGACGAGACCGATGCGGCAATCGAGGGCGCGTGCCCAAATATGCGCGGGATCTGGCTCGCAGCGGCGCCACCTGCCCCGCCGAGGGCTGCCCCAGCGAGCACCTTGCCGGGGCTGAGCTCCTCGCGACCTTCGGCGGTCTTGATCAGATTATCCGCGAGCGACTGGCCCCCGGCGTTGATCGCCTCGCGCGCCGCGACCCGACCGATACCGGCCCCGGCGAGCCGCGGGATCAGCCCAGCGCCGCCGGTCACGGCCGTCTGGGCGCCGAGGCCAAGGACGTCACCGGCGATCGACATCCATGGATGAGCCTCACGGATGCGCTGCGAGGCTTCCCACTGATCCTCGATCGGCGTGCCCTGCATCTTGGCCGCGAGCCGGTCGGTCTGATCGAAGGTGGCCGAATTGGCCGCGGCGCGCGCGAGCGCGCTCCAGGAGCTTGAGTCAGCGACCGCCTTCTCCATCTCGGGCGAGAGTTTACGCTTCACCCGCTCAGGGGCCTCGCCGTAGCGGTGGGCTTTGGCTAGCTCGATGTCGTCGGGGCCGATGATATTGTCGTCAGCCATCAGAACTTCCCTCCCGCATCGAGGAACGCATCAGACATGCGTGCGCCGAACTGCTGATCGAAATGCTTGGCGACCTTTTCGTACGCCGCCTGCGCCTTCGGATCGTTCGGGTGCGCGTGCAACTGCGTTGCCATGTCGACCAGCTGCTGTCGCACAGGTGCATTGGCCGGCAGCATGACATCGTCCTTCAGGATCTTTGAAGGCTCGGGCATCTGGCTCCTGCCGGTACGCGCATTGCGCCCGGTGTAGGTCGGCGCTTCATCAAACTCACGCTTCAATGCAGGGCTTTGATCTCGCATGCGCTGCACTTGCTCGTCATGCTGCTCGAGCTCGGCGCGGTGGGACATTTCGTTCAAGCGCACGACCTCACGGATCTGGAACGGGGACATGCTGTCGCCGCCGGCGATCGCCGCCGCGAAGATGCCTTCCTTGTTCGAGGCTTGACCGGGGAGCATGCGGAGGCGGTCGGTGACGTACTTCTTGAGAGCGCTGTTGTAGGCCGCCGTATTGTCGAGCTTGAGGTCGTTCTTGTCGGCCCAGTACTCGAAAGCCTTTCGTAGGGTTTGCCGGAACTCGGCACCTGTGCCGGTGACGAGATCCTTGTTCCAGCTGTCGCCGAGCTGCTTGCCGGTGGTGGTGAGGTACTGGTTGGCGATCATTGCGCCCTTGCCGGCATTGACGTCGAACTCCTTACGGGTCGCGGCAGCGGCCAATGTCGACGCTTCGCCTTCTTTCTTCAGGCGCGCGGTATCGCCTTCCTTGACTGCCCCTGGGCCGACCAATGGCTCGCCCGCTGCAGCGCCGGTTCGGATGCGGGCGAGATAGGCCGCCCGTTCGGCCGCCGAGTTGAAATTCTCACCTTGCAACTTTTCGACATCCGCGAGCATCTTCGGTGTCAGGTTGTCGAGCACCTTCTGCGGATCGGTCTGGAGCTGTGCCCTGATCAGCCCTTCGTCACCGCCCATGACCGCGGCGAGATCGCCGGCGCGCTTGTCGAGCATCTGGCGCTGCACATCCTTCTGCCGGATCCCTTGTGCGGCGCGTAGCTCTTCCGGCGCATTGCGCTTGTCGTATTCGCCACCTTCGACGAGAACCGTGGCACGATCACGGTTGACGCCTTGCGTCAGCATCGCGTCCTGGATTTTACGCTCCTTCTGTTTCAGCAGCTCGGTCGCCTGATCCTCGGCCTGCCGCTGATCGAGGATGGTCTTGAGCGCGCCCATGTCAGGGCCGACTGAGCCGCCACCCCCGCCGCTGACATGCTCGCCGCGCAGGCCGCCGACCATGCCGCCGATCGACTGGAAGATCGCCTGCATGCGCTCGGCGCGCTGCTTCTGCAGATAGGCCTGCATCAGGATGTCGGAGTGCCTGACCACGCTCGGCGACGGCGCCGCGGCGGGCGACGAGTCGATCACGCGCTCGGACGATTGCGGCAGCGGCACCTTGGGGTCGAGCTTCACCGGCGACATGCGCGAGCCACCGGAGCCCGCGGTGTACTCGGCGTTGACGTCATCAGGCAGTTTGACGTCAGCGGGCGGCGGACTGTTGCTCGTCAGCATACCTGGCGGCAGGGCGAAGGCCGGTGGGCGCGCACCGTTCATAGGGGCTCCTTGACCGTCAGGCTTCGCCGCAGCGGCCTCGGCCGCATCCGCCATGGTGCCGCGCGCAATCCCGGCCCGGTCGCGGATTGGGACCATGCCGAGCAGGATCTGGAGGTCGTCGCCGATGGCCATTAACGTGTCTCCTCGATCTCCAGGTCACGTCGGCGCAGCTCGTCGCCCAGCTCGATGACCTTGGCGCGCAGCGTCAGGTAATCGCAGAGCGCGCGTGTCTGCTCCCAGGCCACCCCGTTGATGCGATGCTCGCGCACGACCTGCTCGATCTTCATGGCGAGGTCGCGCAGATCCTTGGCTTCACCGCTGCTCAAAACCAGCCCCCATTGCGATAGCGCGGGTCCATGAAGTTCAGCTGCTGCAGCGGCCCCTTCATCTCGTCGACCGTAGGGTTGCTCTCTTGGATCGGGCCGGTCGGGCGGGAGGGCAGATCCGCGCTGTCATCATCATCAAGATCTGAATGTTCTAGAGGGCGTGACGGCCGTTTCGGCACATCATCTATTTCGGAATAAGGCCGGCCGAAGCTCTGGCCTTGCGCGAGACCGGACAGCTCATTGAGCGTAGTTCTCATCTGGGGCGTGACGCCGGGGTCTACGGCTGGCTCCTGTCGACCGTGAGTATCGGCGTAGATCTGGCTTTGCGCGTATTGGTTCGGCATCTCGTGAAGCGGCTTGCCGAGAACCTTGCCCATCGTCGCCAGCATGTGCAGATCCATCTGCCCTTCAGGCCCAACGGCTCTATCGGTGTTCTCAGTCTCTAGCCCGGCTTTTGGCCAGACAGTCCGCAGATCCGTCAACATACCCGGCGTCTCCAGCGGGCCGGAGAGCAAGCCGGTACGGAGACGATCGAGCCTCACAACATCACCCAAGCGATGGCGAAGCAGAGGAGCGCTGCCCCGCCAAGGAAAGTCACAGCCCAGAGGTCGGTGCGGGTCATGGGGGCGATGGTCACGCGAGTAGGCCTTGTTTCTTGCGGGGGTCGATCAGGCTCGGGTCGGCGAGGAGCCCGCTTACAATCTGCTGCGCGCCTTGCGCGCGCTTCGCCATGCCGGGGTCACCCGCCATCGGGGCGAGCGTCGGCGCCTTAGCGACAGGGACTGGCGGTGCCGGCGCCTGAGCGCCCCCGCCCCCGCCGCCACCGAGCCCCTTGGCCAGGCCGCCGATGGCGCCGAGGATGCCGCCGAGCCCACCCCCGCCTCCCCCACCGCCGTCGCCGCCCCCGCCGCTCTCGCCGGCGGCCAGGTCCATACCGCCACCCGCGAAGGCGAGGTCGTCTGAGCCGTTGCCCATATTGCCACCAAGCCCGCTGCCAAGATCATCCCCGCCACTAGGAGCGACGTCGCCAAACTCACCTCCCTTTTGGAAGTCACCGATTGGGCTGCCGATGGTCGAGGCCGGGATCACCGGCGGCGGCGTGGCGGCCGCGGTCACCGGGTTCGACGCGAGCGGCGAGCCGCCGCCATCGCCGAGCCCTTGCGGACGCTCCGGTGGTAACGGAGCGTCTGCAGTGAGGCTCGGCGGCGGCGCGGTCGTGGGCACACCCGTTGGCTTCGCAGGTGCCGGCGGCGTCGGTGCGAGAAGCCCGGCGCTGGGTGAAGCGCCAAGGCCAGGCGGGCGTGAAGGTGGAAAGGGTGCCGACGCCACCTTTGGGCTGGGGGGCATGACCGGTGGCGTCGGCGTCGGTGGCGAGGAGGCCACCGATGGGGGCGGCTTGGCGCCGCTGATAGGCTCAGGCGAGAAGGTCTGGGCAAGGTCGAAGGATGACGTGTCCGGACCGCTGCCCAGTCGGTCCTGGAGCTTTGCGACCGAGCTGTCGGCCGTTGGTGCCGCCGGCTTCCAGTCCATCTTGGTCGGCGGGAAGCCGGGGCTGCCGGTGCCGAAGTCCATACCGCGCGGCGCGGCGCGGTCCGCCTTCATCTGATCCATGATGTTGAACGAGGCGTAGGGCCCCCTCGGGGGGACTGTGCCCGGCGGCATGAAGGCCTTCTTGGCGCGGAGCGGATCGTCGAGGAGCGATCCGTAGTCGTCGAGGATGCCCATCAGCCTAACAGCCCTTTCAGCGCATCCTGCTGGCCGCGCCTTCTCAGGAGATCATAGCGGCTCTGCTCACCCCCGCCCTGCTTGGCGCGCAGATCCACAGTGCCGCCTGCGCCCTTCATCATGTCGGCCGCAGCGTTCTTGATCGGTGCCGGCGGGCTGACCGGGGTCATGGCGCCGACTTGGAAGGGATGCGGCGAGGGCGCCGTCCCGGAGGTAGCCTTGGCCCCGCCGCCGGCCGCCGCGCCGAGCTGCGTCATCGCGCCGTTGAAGTCACCGTTCTTAACCTTGGCCATGAACTCCTTGTACCAGGGATCCTGAGCCGAGGGCTCCTGGCCGGCGGCCACGCGCTGCGCCGCAGCGGCGGCTTGCTTCTCTTGCGGGCTGAAGCCGCTGATGCCGATGCCGCTCGGCATGGCTGTCCCCGGCACCGCCGCATTAGGCGCCACGCCGAGCACGCCCGGGTTGGCGCCCGGCCCGGTCAGTGGCTGCTGACCTTTGGGTTCGCCGACGATGGCCCGGTCCACCGCGCCCGGCCGATCGTAAGGGATCGTGATCGTGCCGTCGGGGTTGAGCGTCGGTATCGGCGCCCCGGTGACGAAGGCGCCGGGCTGCGAGCTCGGCAGCAGCTTCCGCAGGTCGAAACCGTCATAGGCTGAGCCGAAGTCACCGGAGGCCATCGTCTATCTCCGGTAGCCGCCGAACAGCTCGGCGATCCAATCCGGCAGCCCGCCGGTCTGGGGGCCGGTCGGCGGCGGCGGGCGCATCAAGGTCGTACGGCGCGGCGTCGTGTTGGGCCCCGGCCCCGTCGAGAAGACAGGCGCGCCCGCGGTTGGCGGCGGGCCGCCGGCTGTCGGCGCGGCCGGGGGGTTGTAGCCCGACCCGCCCGGCTGCATCCCGGCCGGCGGGCCTTCACCGGGCTCGTACGCCTGGCCGTCGATAAGCCGTTGCAACGCACTGAGGAAGCCGCCGGGGCGCGCGCCGACCATTGGCGCCTCGGTCGGCACCTCGACCGGCGGGCGCGCCGGCGGCGAGGGGCCCAACGGCACCGGCGGCTCGGTCGACGCGATCGGCGCACGGAAGGGTGGGCTCGGCCCCAAGGGCACGGCCGGCTCGGGCGAGTAGTCCGGCGCGCTCGGCGGCACGGTCGATGCGGTCGTCGCAGCATCTGCCGGCTTCGGCTTCGGCTTAGCTCGAGGCGCCGGCGCGGCGGCAGCGACCTTCTTCGCGCCAGGGCGCGCTTCCGGCTGCGCCTTCGGCATGTCGAGCGTGTCGATGTCGATGCGGAAGGGGTTGTCGCCTCCACGGGCATAGCGATCATAAGCCATCAGCGTGGTCCTCTCGGTCGGCGCTCTTGCATCATACGCGCGACGACGGCGTTCAGTTGGGCGATGCCGTCCTTGGAGATATCCGGCGCGGCGCGCTTCTGCTCGATATCCATCGGGCCCTGCTCGGGATCGCCGGCATAGCGCTGCATCAGGTGGCGGACGATACCTTCCTCGGCCGGGCCGCCAATGCGCTGCTGGATCCATTCCGGCACGCCCGGCTGATCCTTGAGCATCGCCAGCCCGCGATGGGCCGACTCATGCAGCAGGCTGCTCGGTGTCCCCGAAGAGAACATGCCCTGGTCGGTGCCAGGCCTGTACATGCCGGCGATGTTTGCGTTCTTGCCCGAAAGGTCACCTGTAAAGTTACGGCCATCGAGGCCAAGCGCTGCGACCGGCACGTAGTTCGAAGCGAGCGAGGCGCGCGTCCAGGCGTCCTGGTTGTCGGCGAGGAGCCCCGAGCTGATGCCGGACTGCCCGGTCATGTTGACCTTGGGGGTATCAAATGTTCGCGCCACCGTGCCGCGCGGCATCACCGGCACGAAGGGGTCGACCTTGCCGCCCTTCTTGAAGCCGCCGAAGGTGCTGCCGGCCTTGCCCTCGATGTAGGCGTCGTTCGGATCGCCATAGCCGTAGCCGCCGGCGCGCGCGGTCTGCGCGTCCTCGGCCGACGGATAGGCCTTCAGCGGATCCGCCGGAATGTTCTTGGTCTTCGGACCGCTGAGCAACCAGTCCCACATCAGCTATACCTTCCACCTAAGAGGCCATAGTCCGTGGGATCAGCGAGGAGGCCGCGGCGGATGCGCGGCAGCATCAGCGCCGCGAAGTCGGGCGTCTCGGCTGCAAGGGGCGCCGGCGTAGCGAGCGGCGCGGTCGGCGACATGGGCTGTGCCGCCTGCTCCTGCAGCTGCACGGCCTGTTCCTGGCCCTTGTCGACGGCCTGCTGGTGCGCCTGCTGCTGCTGCTTCACCTCGACGTCGTTCTTGAGCTGCGTCAGCGGCTGGTAGACCGAGGCAAGGAGGCCCTGGTCAACATTCGTCGGCAGCGTTGGCACGTCGGCCGGGCCGGGCGCGCCGTCCTTGCGGAGGGTGGCTACCGGCTTAGCTTCCTGGCGGCGGCCAGGTTCGCTCGCTGCCCAAGGCTTCCAGCCTTCCGTGTCGAAGCCGTGCTGAGCGACGACGCGCTGCACCTCTTTGGGCGCATCCATGGCGCGGGGGTATTGCGAGATGTCGACGCCGGCGTCCTTCGCCCAGCGCCGCCAGGTCGCGTTGATCATCTGATAGTGGCCAGACGCCGTGAAGCCCGGCCCGTACTTGTAGTTCGGGACGTTCCTGCCGCCGCTTTCCCTTTGCTCGATGACGTCGAGCGGATCGCGGGCCATCGCGCTAGCCTAGGGGCAACTGAGTAAAGTCGATGACGCGCTTGCCGGCGACCTTGTGCACCGCCTTCGGGTACTTCTTCTCCACGTCCTGGGCCATGTAGCCGACACGTTTCGGCGTCGTCGTGACCTTCTTGCCCTTCACGTCGGCCTTGTAGTCGTAGGCGTAGACCGGCAGCTCGGTCTGCGGGTCGGTGCCGAGCTTCTCGATGTTCGTCTTGGTGTCGCGGTCGGAGAGCCCGGCGAGCGCACCGATCAGGCTGCCGCCGCTCGAGATCAGCGAACCGATGTTCGGCGACTGCTTGGTCTTGGTGTTCGACATGCCCATGGTCTGCGAGGTCGCGTCCTCGACCTTGTGGATGTCCTCTTCGTGGCCGGTCGGCGTGATACCGAGAAGGCCGGCGAACCACGTCAGCATCTGCTTGCCATAGTCCCGCGCCTCGACGAACTTCTTGTAGATCTCCTCCTTCTGCTCGCGGTCCTTGTCCTCCTGCATCTTGCCTGCGGAGAGCATGTTGAAATAGTCGTTGGAGAGACCGGCCTGGGCCGCCTTCGTCGCACCGATGCCGCTCTCAGCGAGAGCCTTTTGGTTCTGCTGGTTCTGGAATTGCCGGCCCCAGTCGGCCGTACGCGCGCTTTGCGCTTTGTCGTACGCATCCGCCCGGAGCTTCGCCGAGAGATCGCCGATGCCGCGCGTGGTCTCGGCGTTCTGGACCGCCTCCTGGACCGCCTGCCGCGAGCCGCCGAAGGCCTTCGCAGCGGTGGCATCCGTTTGGGTCTTGGTCAGCGCCTTCTGGCCCTCACGCTCGGCGTTGGCGATGGCGCGCTTTTCCACGTTGTCGATGTACGGGTTCATGTAGTTGTCGACATTGCCCGGCTGGACGTCGCCGCGCTGCTGCAGCGCGATGATGTCGTTGCCGAACTTGTCGTACAGAGGCTGGTAGGTGCCGGCGTTCTTCCGCATCCAGTCGAGCGTATCAAGCGTGTCCTGCGAGAAGTCAGGCACGACCGTGCCCTCAAAGGCTTGGTAGGGTGCGTTGAGAAGATCCTCGCCTTTGGCGAGGTTGCGCTTGGCCGTGTCCTGGTACCAGTCAGGGTACTTGAAGACGCCGGTCTGGTCCGAGACGCCATGCGACGTCGTGGTACCCATGCTCTGGGTATTGCTGGAACTGCCGCCACCGCCCATGGGAATGCTCCTAGTGTAGGTCGAGACGCCGTGTGTACACGCGCGGACCTTTGCGCCAGCCCTGTCCAGGGCCCCAGTTGCGCCGGTCGATAAGGTACTCGAAGCCAGGCCGCCCGTACACCCGCATAAAGGTCGACCCGATGTCCCTGGCGAACTTCTCGATCTGCTGCTGCAGCGCGTCAAAATCCTCGAGCGAGCCGACGATAAAGAAGACATCCACGACCGTCGCCTGCGGGAAGTTCACCACGGTGGTGACGGCCCAACTGTCCTTCACCACGAAGGACTGAAAGACCCCGCTCTCGACCAGCCCCTGGATGTCCTCGAGAGTATGCGTGCCTCCCATCGAGTGCAGGAGTTCCTGCAGCTCCCTGAGCTTGTCACGTTCAACCACTGATCTTCGCTGTCGCTAGCGCGCCTGAGTCGTCGACATAGAGAGCGAAGACCGCGCCGCCCGGCGACATAATCAAAACATTCGGTCGCGCCACGTCATCACGTGAGCGTGAGGCCAGCTCGCCCGAGATACGCTGCGCCAACGTCGCCATGTAGGTCGCCTCGCCCGGCATCTCCTTGAAGAGCCCCGCCGGGCTCGGCATCGGGACGTTGCCAACCGCCATTACCATGTCATGGCCCTCCCCGCTTCCCGCGCGGCGCGATCGTGATCAGCCCCTCGCCGAAGCTCCAGGGCTTTGACGTCATCATCTGCATCCGGACCGAGAAGTCTCTCCCGGAGATCCGGTAGTCGATCTTGCCCTGGCCGTGCACATTGCCCTCGTACTCGCTATAGCTGTGCCGGGCCACGGGCACCTTCGGCCCGTTGGTGCGCTCCGGGGCTTTGAGGTAGCGGCCTTTGGTGGCAAAGATCTGGTACGAAACCACGTCGAGATCAGCCTCGGTGTCGACCAGGATCTGGCGCGTCGTCGCCATGGTGATCCCCTTGTCGAGCCCGATGAAGCCCGAGCGGATCCAGGGCAGCTCGGGCGTGTCGGGATAGTAATAACCCTTCTCGTGCCGATAGATGTCGTTGCTGTCCCCGCCGCCAGCCATGAGCGGGTAGCTGATCAACGTGCCTGACACCCCGCAGGTCCGTCTGACGTTATGGCCGATCGACCACCAGCCCTCCTGCGGATTGTAGATGATCAGCGTGTCGTTCTCGATTGGTGTCGGCTCTCCCTGCTTCGGGAAGCACCACCAAATCTCCGCGTAGGCACCATTGTACCAGCCGGCCATATGGGCCCGCGTGGCGATATCGTCGTAGCTCTGCTGGAACCAGTCGAGGAGCGGGCACGCGATCGGCTGGATCGAGGAGCCGTCGAAGCGGTAGAAACCATCCGCGGCGGCCCAGCTCACCGAGCCTGAATGCGCCACCGCGGCCTGGGCCGAGAGCGGCGCGGATTGTTCGCCAAGATAATTGTACGTGTAGACGAAAGGCAGCGCCTTGTAGCTGACCGAATAGGCGCCCTGCACGGTCCAGAAGATGGTCGAGTACTGCGTCGTCACGGCGTCGATGATCCGGCTCGCCGGCTCGATCGCGTAGAAGCCCGCCGTGTTCACGGTCGAGGTGAAGTCCCAGTCGTTGATGTTCTCCTGGGAGCACCAGCCGAACTTGTTGACTGCGCCATCCATGGCGAAGAGCATGACATGGCGCTCGGCCGTGACCACGAAGGTGCGATTGTTTATAGGCGCACCTGTCACCGCTTTGGCGACATTAGGCCCGCCGACATCAGGGCCCGGCACCCAGATGAGCAGGCGGCCATCGGGCGAGGCCATGGCAAGGAGATCGTCACCCCAGTTCGACAAGCGCCAGACTTCGCCGACCGAGCGCTGATCGGTGCGTCGGTTGCGATGACCCATGCTGTAGACGTTCGGATGGTCGCCGGGCTGGATCGGCGTGACGCTGTAGGTGTCGTTGCCGTAGCCCCCCTCAAAGATGTTGCTCGGAGCGACAATTGGTGGGGTCGGCGTGACATCCCGGAGGCGCTCCGTGTCCCCCGGCACATCACTACCTTCGAGCACCCAGAGTTTGGTCTCGCAGAGGATACCGAGCCGAACCTCGCCAGTACTATCGACCCAGGCATGCATGGCCCGGACTGGCCCACCGGTCAGCTGATCGAGCGTCACGCGCTCCCAGCCATTGACCGGACGCAGGCGCCCGAACACCCAACGCACAAGATGCCCGTCCCACCACTTCTGCCCGATGCCGCTCGGCGTCGAGGTGCGATTGATCCCCGGCGGGAAGGTGATCGGGAGCGTGTTTGGGCCGGGCTCGGCCATTACATCCCCGGCGTCCAATTATAGCATTTCATAATGTAGCAGACGGTATAGTAAGGCAAAGACGCGCTCGGCCCATCATAAACCGGATCACCACCATAGTCGTCAAGAAACTCAGGCCCACCGGGGTAATAGGGCACGAACTGCGTCCCGACATGATAGTGCGACGGCGGGATCAAGCCTTTCTGGAAACGGGCGCCGCCATTTTCTCCAGCGACGTTGTAGTTGCCGGCTGCAAGCACGATCCGATCGGAAAGATCCGGTGGGATAGCTCCGCCGTTCGGACCGACGACGCCATTACACATTGTCCAGCCTTGCCCGTACGGAATGGTGGCTTGGCTACCGGACCACATCAGGATCGTCCCGATCGGAAAAAAACGGTTCATCTGCGCCATGATGCGGGTTTCGACCCAGCGCGCCGTCGCGGCCGAGTTCTCGTAGACCCCCACCCCGGAACCTGGGACAGCACCATCGATTTGAGTCGCGAGCCGCAGGCCCGTGACGATGATCTGCGGGTCGGTCGCGATGACGTCGAGACCGTCTCGGGTCTTGACGATCCGATTGGCCAGAAGCGTGTCGATAATCCCGAGATCGGTGTTGAGTGAATTGCCCCAAGTGTTCTCCGCAGCCCCCACCTGGGGCTGCGTAAGATGGTAGTTAGGCGTGTTGGTGTCGGGCATGCCTACTTCCTCCGCTCGGCCTCGAGGTCGGCTAGAAGACTTTCTTGCCGCCTGAGCGTACGGTGTTCTTCCGCGCGTCTTTTCGAGCGATGGACTTATGTACCTTAGTGCCGTCCGGCGGATCCGACCCCATCATCGCCGCGGTCGCCTTCTTCGGCGTTGCCGTGAAAGGAGTGTTGCCGCCGCTCCCCCCGAACTGCTTGCCGGCGCCGGGCTGGCGGGGCTTCGCAGTGTTTTTTCCACCTGCTCTCATGTCAGCCTCCCTCAGTAGATCTCATCGTTGTTCAGGCCGTTCTTGCCCAGCCCCTTCATGCCCAGCGACTTAAGGGAGGGCTTCTTCTTCGGCTTCGCCGGCCCCATACCGGGCACGGAGTTGAACTCCATGTCGAGCGGCGCCGCCTTCCGCCGCGGCAGCGAGGAGCCGCGCGCCGGCGTCATGCCGAGGCTCTTCGGGTCGAAGAAGTTAGTCTCCTCCATGCTGGGGAACTCCTTCCCACCCCCCTTCCCAGAGGGCTTTTGCTTCGTGCGGAGCGTTGACATTTTGAGCCCAGTTGGCCCGATCGCGTCCTTGAATGGCATCTTCCAACTCCTTGTCTGGCTCGAGTTGAGCGACGAGATTGTCGTGGATCCCTACCACGATGTTCAGATCCTCGATGAAATCATCGAGACGATCTTGTGCGCGCAGCATGTCCCCCACCCGCGCCTCGACCCAGCCAAAAAGCGCACTGTTAATGGCTGATACAACAGTCTTCTGCGTTTCGGATCTCATACCGTCTCCGGCTGATCGAGGAGGGCCGCTTCCAACGCGGCCAAGAAAGCGACGTGATACTGCTTGATCAGGTTGCCGATGGATACCCCGCCCGACCAGCTCGGCACCTTGCTTTTATCCCCATTGATGATCTCGCGGGCCATGTAGCTGTTGTCGACCTCGTCGTTGAACCAGCGCTCGAGCGTCTGGCGGCCTTCCGAGTCACCGCGGAACCAGCCCTCGTCCATGCCCTGGAACATGACCTCGGCGGCGACATCGAGCTTGAGCGCGTTGCCGGCATTCCACTCGAGACTGTCCCAGTCAGCTTCAGTCGTGCCGTAGCCGAGTTCCCGATCGGCGCGTGCGTAGTTCTCCCGCCACGTCAGCTGCACGAAGCCCCGGCCGTAGTAGGTCTGCCCGGTCTCGGGATCCTGCTTGCCGTAGGACATGCCTTCGCCTTTGCCGTACTCCTCGATCGGCCACATGGCGAAGCCGGTCTCGTGGGCTGTCGTCGCGAGCGGGTAGGCGAGCCAGCGCAGATTGTCGGAGCGCGGGTTCTCTTCCCAGGCCGAGAGGATGGCGTTCATGCCGTCGACCTGGCGCTGCGTCATCGCCCCGTGGAAGAGCGAGCCACGCACGACGCCGAAGAAGATCTCGCGATCGAAGAGTGGTTCGACGGTCATGCTGCCCTCCGCGCCAGTCGGTAGGCCCGCTCGCGCAAGCCGTAGGCCCCCTTCACGCTCTCGATCTGATAGCCAAGCGGGCGCAGGAGCTTGCGGGCCGTGCAGATCCTGACGGAGATGCCGTTGTCGGCGGTCTCAGGCTCGTCCTTGAGCCCATACAGCTCGTCGATCAGCGTCGTCAGGTAGACAGGTCTTGGTGCAGCTTTAGCGAGGCTCGCGAGCAGCGTGCCGAGCGAAGGTGAGACGCGCACGACCTTGCCGTTCGCCGCCACGACGTCGCCCTCGACCACGAGCTCGAGGGGCGGCTTCGCGGGCTGGCCGCAGGAGGGGCAGTGAAACGTGATCATTTGATACACGCCTTCAGGATGAGGTCGAAGCGGCCGGCCTGAGCCTTCGCCAGCGAAGTCAGGAACCACGCGCCGGCGGCCAGCATCATCAGGTTCAGGACCATGATGGCGAGGAGCGCAGGCTGGCCCTGGAAGCCTTTCACGACTTCCCCCGCCAGCTCCTGGATCTGCTTCGTCACGCCGCCGCCGCCTCGAGCTGAGCGACGCGCGCCGCCAGCTCCTGCACCGCCTTGACGAGCGGGATCAGGATCGAGCCTTCGGCCAGCATCAGCGGTAGCTCCTCGCCCTCCCGCATCAGAACCTCACCGGTGGTTACTAGTTCAGGAAAGATTGGCTGCACCTCCTGCGCCGTGAAGCCGTATTGCATCGGACGATCAGGGTCATTTGGAAGATCCAACCGATACATGATCGGCCGAAGCTTCAAGATATCATCAAGCCCGTAAGGCAGATCGACGACATCCGATTTGTAATTGGCATCCGAGATGACGCTAACCGAAGAACTCGTCGAAAAGATGCCGCCACCATAGCCGACATAAAACACAAGCGCGCCGGAGCCGTTCGCAACAAAGAAATGACCATTCGCAGCCGCGCCGGGTTGTCCGGCATTAACGATAATACCCCCGTAAGTGCTATCTTTAGTAACGGACATAGCATAAGCCGTATCCATGCCTACTGATCCGACAAAAGCCGGATTAACATGCATACGTCCTAAATTATCTAACTTAAACCGAGTAATAGCATTCGATGTGAAGTTATAGGGATCTGCCCCGGCATTAAACGAGGTATGCGAGACCTTGACAAAGCTAGCATCGGCGACCGGCGTCGCGAAGCTCGGCGCAACGAGCGGCCCGGTCATGGTGTCGCCGGCCTTCAGGACGCGCAGCGCATCCTGCGTGTCGACATAAGTCGCCGTGGCGTAGCCCTGCACCTTCACGAACGCAGTCGTGGCGATCGAGGTGTCGTTGTCGGCCGTCAGCGGCGTCGGCGCCTTCGGATCGCCGGTGAACACCGGATCTGCAAGCGGCGCAAAAGGCTGCGCCTTCACAAAGGCCGTCGTCGCAATCTGTGTAGTATTCGTCACCGTAGCCGCTGTTGGTGCGGTCGGTGTACCACTCAACGCCGGACTTGCCAGATCAGCCTTAAGCGCCAACGCCGGGGCCAAATCTGTAATGTTCGCCATGACGTGCGTATGGGCCGACGGCGGAAACACCGCCGGCTTGTTCGCAATCTCAGTCCAGTCCGGGGTGACATCGAGGACCACCCAGCCGAGCGATTTGCGGCCATAAGTCGAGCCGTCGTTCGGAGCCTCGAGCACAGTCCCACCAGCCACCGACGAAATCGCCGCAGTGACGAATGCTGTCGTGGCGAGCTTCGTCGTATTATCCCCCGTCGTCGGCGTCGGCGCCGTCGGCACACCGCTGAACGTCGGCGATGCGGTCGGCGCTTTCGTCGCAAGATCAGACTGCAGGTTCGTGATGTCGCTCTGGGCGTGCGTATGCACCGCGAGCGCCTTGCCGGCGATGACCGTGTCCTGCGCGTTGTCGCGCGCCGTCTGAGTGTCGAACGCCGCCTGCAGCCCGGTGACGTCGGCGATCACATGCGTGTGCACCGTCGCGGCAGCGCCGAGCGTCGTCCGCATCGCGGCCGGGCTCGCATCGTCGAGGACGTTGCGCGCCGCCGGTGTCACCACCGACGGATCGAGCATCCAGGTCGTGCCGCTATTCGAGGTGACGATGTCGCCCTTGTCGCCGTCGGGCAGGATCAACCCAAGCCCGAGAGGGTTCCACTGCCCCGCAGCTGGGCCTGTCCCCTGGCGCAAATAGCTGCGCCCGTCGGCCGGCGCCTCCTCGACCCAATTCCAAGCCTCGATATCCGAAACCTGCCCGGTCAGCGCACCGTAAGAGCTATCAATGATGTCGAAGTTGTCATTGATATTATAGCCCCAAACATTCGCCGTCTCAGGTCCATTGACGGTAGGTTTGACGAGCCCGAGGTTGAGCGTCATGAGGGCCATGGCGGCGCATCCTTAAAGGGTTGAGTACGGGTGCAGTTGGGTCGTACGGCCCGATTTCCAGCGGTGTCGTATTCGGTGGCACCGGCCCACAAGTCACCGTTACCCAGTTGCCCGGGACGCAAGGCTGCGTCATCCACTCCTCGATCCACGAGTAGCGGTACTGCGAGTACAGATGCTGGCCCCAGATCGACGCCATCTCACCCAAAACTCCGGACCTGCATTACGATCGGCGAGGACACGACATGCCCCGTCATGGCGGCTTCGTTCATCGCCTTGATCTGCGCCGTCGCCGTGCCGTCCCAGAGCGTGATGCGCTGATCCTCGACCAGATACGGCGCTGAGTGTGCGAGCGTGGCATAGGTGTAGAGCTTCGGCGCCCTGACATAGAGCGCTGTCGCCTCCGCAGCCTCAGCCAGTGGCGGCACCTTGGCGTAGTAGGTCAGCTCGACCTCGGTCGGATCCGGCTGGCCCGGCTCAACCACGGTCGGGTGGACGTGAAGAATGCTCCCAAGGAGGGTGTAGACGTTCCTCGCGAGCGGCAATTCGGGCCCGGAGCGCCCTGGATAGTCGATGAAGGCCGGTTGCCGGGGTAGTGGGCCTAATGGTTGGCCGGTACCAGGGTCGAGATAGGTGATCGCCGTCGTCTGAGGCCCCGACAGGTAGTACTCGGTAGCCGAGCGCAGCCGATAATACTCGTCGGAGGAAACGTATCTCAGCGGCAGGCCAGAGCTGGTGTAACGGCATGAAATCATCGACAGGAAATCAGCCGGCAGCGGCGTGCACTGGTCGGCGAAGAAGACCCTGCGCGTCGACACCATCTCGAGGCAGCGCAGCTCGTTGTTGAAGCGCTCCTCGGCCATCTCGATCCACGAGATCATGAGGTCCGTCGACAGGTCCATGTCGTCGGTCCAGCTCTGCAGCCGAGCCAGGAACTTATCGAAGAAGGGGGTGCCGAGCGGCATCAGGCGCCCCCACCGTAATTGCCACTACCGCCCAAGGCCATCTGCGATGCCGTCTGCGGCCCATAGAGCCGCAACAGTTGGTCATAGAGCGCCTTGTCGGCCTGCGACTTCGCCGGGCCGTAGGGGTTGCCGTAGGCCTCCATATTGAAGTCGTAGAGCGCCTTCGACATGTGGGGCTGGCTCGCCTGCTGCTCGGGCGTCAGCACCTGTCCTGGGGTCAGGGAAGAGCCCTGAGACTTGTCCCACGAGGCGGCGTAGTAGGGATCCATCCGCGGATCGATATACGGCCCCTGGCCGTACCCGAAGGTCTCGTAGGCTTTCGGATCGACATAGCCGACACCGTTGGGATAGGTCGATCCAGGGGGGCCTGGAGTTCCATACTGGACACCGGTGGTACCATAAGTGCCGCCGGGCAACGTGTACGCTGCGACCTCGGTATCCTCGTAGACCGGGTTCCGAGGCTGCCCAAGCTGTGCATCCAGCTGCGCTTGCGTGATCGGCGCATCCGGCCCAGTCGCCGGCAGCCCGGCATCGGCCGCGGGATCAGTCAGCGGCGCCATCCCCGCGCCAAGATGTGGCAGGTCTGACCCATCGGCTCCCGCCGCCTCAGTCGCCACAAAGGGCTCCGAACCGAACCCACTCGGCGGCGTCATGCCCGCAGTCGATACCGGCGTCGCCGTAGGCCCAAGCGACGGAAACCCGAGATTGAGTGTCGCTCCTCCCCCGAACGAAGACAGCGCCCCTTGCGACGAGATGGAGCCGTCAGACGCCGTCGCCATCGGCGAAGGAGGATTGGCCGCAGCGTAATTCGTCGCCCATTCCGGCCAGTTCAGCGAAGGGTTGACCGCCGCCTGCTCGGCGCCGCCACCGGGCTGCGTGCTCGTGGTGCTCGTGCCTGTCGTACCGCCCATCAGAGGGGTACTCCCTTCGGTAGGTACCAGCTGTTGCCCGGCGTACCGATCGGCCCCTTGTCGGGCACTTCAAACGCCTGATCATGATGTGGGTTCGCCGCCAGCCATTCATGGACGTCCCGACGATCCCATTCCGGCCCCGGCGGCCACGTCTTGGTGCCCAGCTCGATACCATTATAGAAGCCCGGCCGGTTCGGATCCTGCGGCTTCGCCGCGGCAGCGGCATCCGCCGCCGCTTTGGCGTCGGCGTCAGCTTTTGCTTGCGCTTGCGCCGCCGCTTCCCGAGCCGCCACGATATCGGCCCCGAGATGCGGCAGCTCCGAGGTATCGCCTGATGCTGCCGCGGCGGCTTCCGCCACGCCTGTGCCATCGCCGCCATACGGATCCGAGTTGAACCCGACCGGTGTCGCTATCGTCGACGCATCCACCGGCGGCGCCGTCGGGTTCATGGCGAGCGCGTTCGTATAATTCGTATAAGCGTCCCAGGCCTGCTGGTAGACCGGGTTCGCCTGCAGGATCCCTGAGATGCCATTGACGCCCTGGTTGTTAAGCACGGCCATCCCTTGATCAACCACGGCCTGCCGGGAGCCATTGAAGGTGTCGAGCGGCGACCCGCTTTGCAGCACGGGCGCCGACGACCCTCCGCCGGTGTTCAGGTTGGCCGTGGTGCCAGGCCCGCCGCCGCCCATCTCAGACCCTCCCCGGCCAGACGCGGAAGTCCCGGTTCGCCGGGTCGTTCAGGAACTTGTCCCAGTCGGACTTGTCCCAGTTCTCATGGTGCGCTTTTTCCCAAACCGTGAAAGGCACGCGCGCGATCGTGGTGGTGGCGTGCAGAGCGCTCTCGCGCTCTGCCTGCTCACGGTTCAGCCGGGCGAGGTTCGTCATGTCCGCTTGCGCGAACACATGGAACTGCTCGGGCTCGGCCTCGTCCCAGACGAGGGTACGGCGCATGCCGCCCTCGTCCATGTAAGTAAAGCGCCTCTCGGGCATCGCGATGCTCCTACGAGCGGTCGCGGTGCACGGGCTCCTTCTCACGCTTCGTACGCTCGAGCGACAGACGCTCGGCGTTCTCGCGGGCGATGCGCGCCTGCTCGGGGTTCTCGACAGCTCCCTGGCCGCTCACGTCTGAAAAGCCGCCCGCACCCATAGCCACCGGCGTGACGGTCGGAGTGATGCCGTTGAAGACGATATGCGCCATTGCAGAATCAACTTGAGTCCCCCACTCGACCACGATCATGCGGCTCTCGGCATCGCCGATCTTCGCAATCGGGTACTGACGGAAGTTCCTGAAAAACGCGAGACGAGCATATTCAGGATCGATCAGCATGCCGAGGTCGGCGGGCAGCCAGCGCGAGGGCATGGCGGTGACGCGCCCGCCGTCAGTCGCGATGACGTCGACCGTGGCGACCACCTCGGTCTTGCCGACCATCACCTGGGTCGACTCACGTCCTTTGAACATCACCAAGCCGCGCTTGATGTTGTAGGGCACGATCAGGCGCGTGGGCTCGGCGCCGTCCGCGTAGGCCACCGCCATGGCGTCCCCGAGCATCTTCTCGGTGAACTCGACCGGTGTCGGCGCCGCCCAGACATCGGTTGCCAAAACCGGCAGACCGGTCTTCACGCCGAAGATGTGTGTGCCAGCCGCGGCGTTCTTATCCTTCCCACGTGCAATCTGGTGTGGGATCGACTCCGTCTTGCGAATGCCGGTCGTGGTGTCGTCCGACGACTTCGCCTGCCTCGAGAAGGTGATGCTCTCGACGTCGCACTTTAGGGCTTTGCTCTTGATAGCCATCTGGTGGGCCATCTCGGAGTTCTTGCCGGCGTTGTCAGAGGCTTCCTGCGAGGCCGAGACGGTCGCGTCACGCTTCGAGATCTGGGCCAGATTGGTCTGACGGATCGTCAGGATGGCCGGCGAGCGCACAAGCTCGAAGCCTTCCTCCTGAGCGTTGTTGAGATCGACATTCGGCAGGTTCTCGGTCTGCCAGTCGTAGGTCCGGTTCTTGACGTTCCGGCGGCCAATCATGCTCACGCCGGGTGTATCGAACGGATCGATGTTGTAAATGCGGTCGCTAAGATCCTCGCGGGCCCCGCCCGCCTGATAGGTGGTCATTGCATTGGCGACTTTGGCCATGGTGTCTAACCCTCACGGTTGAGATCCTCTTCGAATGCCCTGGCCGCGTCACGGACGCTTCCAGAACGCTGAAGACGCTTCTCAGCTC